AGTCTATTTTTTAGATTTTGAACCGTCTGTTCTATTTTTTGTAAAGCACCGCCACTTTGACGAGCTCTATTTACTGCTGCTTGGTTATTTGGAAGCCGATTGGCCGGATGGCCGGGCGATCTGCTTGGGGACATACTTGGAACTCTCAAACCCCCAGTGACGGGGGGTTTGGGTCCAAATCCTAACATTGACATTAGGGCAGCTCTAACTCTTTTGAACATCAACGCAGTTCCAGCTGTGCCTGCTATGGCATCTCCAGCAGACACTTCCATATCTGTGCCCGGTATCTTAATTTTTTTTCTTTCTCCTGTTAACCATACTATAAGTCTGTCAATAAGATCACCACCAAATGTCGTTAAACCAGCAAGTAATAAAAGTGGACCAAGAACTTTTTTAAATGCAAACGCACCAGCTCCAGCAATCGCACCAAGGACACCTTTTATAAGACCACCGGCACCTCTTGCAAGATTACTCAATAGAGTAGTAATTAATAATCTTTTTTGAAATTTTTCTACATTATCAAAGTGTTCGGTTTGCCCATCAAGTATCTTTTTACCTTGATTTAAATTTTTAGTTCTATCTTTTTTCTCTTTAGCAGCCTTTAATCTTTCTCGTCCCTCTGCTTCTTTACCACCCTTTTTGAATGTACCATCTGGATTACGAGCCATTCCTTTTGCTGACTCTGATTTTTTCCTTTTTGCCTCTGCTGCCATGAACTCCGCACCGACACCAAACTGTTCAATATACTTCTTTTCTGCTGCTATTTTTGCTTGTTCCTGTTTGAACACATTTGCTCTTTTAATCAGAAATTTTGCTTCTTTTTTGCTGATATCTTGTTGTTTTGCAAGAAGCTTAGCAGCCTTTCTTTCCCGAAGTTTAGCGAAAATATTAATTCTACTGTTTCTAATTCTTGATGCAGCAAATTGTGAAATTTGCAGTTTTGACAACATATTAAATCTTTTACCAAAGGCGCCAAGTTTACCCAAGTCTTTGCCAAATGCTGAAAGAAATGATCTATTATCAAGACCAACAGCACCAAGACCATCGGCAGCCCTATTGAGATTAATAGTTGCTAAGTTCAATTCTTTTGCTGCATCTTTTTGTTCTCGTATTTCGTCTTTGGTTGCCATGATAGCGTCCTATTTCTTTTTCTTAGGTAATGAACTGCCGGGTTTACCAACATACAAACCAAAGAAAGCAGCACCAGCACCTACGATGGTAGATATAAACATTGCTTGTGCGTTTGTGGGATTAGATAAGTCCATAAACCAATCAACAGATGAATAGAAAGCCCAGCAATATGCAAGCATCACTAAGCGTGGAATCATACGAAACTTGTCCAACATACCAGCAGTCTTATTGTACCAAGTAGGTTCCTCGTCTGGATGGTCAGGAACAATATCAGACTTTTGTAGCTCGTATTCTTTTGTAGTCTCTGTTACTTTAACTGTATCATCTGCCACTTTGTTTCTCCATTTCTTCTTTTTCTCTTTCTAAATGTTGGAGTAATAGTCCTTGATATATATCTCTCTCCCAAGGTATCATATTTTCAAGTTCTGTCAAATTATAACCATGATGTTGCATCATTGCAAAGAATGTCTCATAATAACCTTTAAGAGACAGGTGAGACATTCCTATACGAAAAAATCAGCGAGGCCCTCCAATACTACCTCGCTTGTCTTTTTCGTATTTGGATTTCTAACTTTCATCACATGTCTAACTTTCGGCATTGTTTCAAAAAACTTGTTTACTTCCTCCAACTGTGTGTTTGTCATCTGGTCAAAAAATGCAGTCAACTCTTTGTCACTCATGTCAGCTCTACTGTATACGGTATCCTTGTCACGGATTTCAAAAACACATGCCTGAATAAGTTTAAACATTGCTTCTGTTGAACTATCACCATCCTTTAGATCAGATATATGTTTAGTTATTTGTGTTGTCGGATACATCATTATAAGTGTTACATCATCAGTAAGTTTTATTTCATTACTATGATCGTCTTGCAGTGTAACTTCTATATCATCAATATTAACTTTTACATCAACTTCTGTTTCTTCATCATCAGGACATTTCACTTTTAAATCTAGTACATCCCCTACAGATTTGCCTCGAATGTTGATAAAAAGATATTCCAGATCAAAAAGTGGTGTATCCTGATAACCTGTTGCTCCATCTGTACAATCATGCACTATTTTTACAATCGCATCATTGATGTTAGACTCTAGTCCAGTTTCAAGTGCAATCAGAAGAACCTTCTCTTCCTTGACCAAGAATGGTCTGTATTTAATTTCATCGCCCGTCGATGGTAGTGTAATAGTATATTCGGGTGTTACTAGTTGTGGTAATGCCATAATTTTTCATCCTTTATAATAATCATGTCAGTTTATTTAAAATACGTCATTTATATTGGTTCAAATACTGGTTGAGGTGGTGGAGCTCCAGTTGCACTGGCCCCATCATCATGTTTTCCAGTTTGTCCTAATTCGTGCCAATATCGATATGCGAAAGATACCGAAACTTTTTGCAGTTCATTGGTTGTTGACATATTAAATTCGTTTGCATTTATTGTTTTGGGAAATGCTTCAACCAATCTAATTCCATGTGTTTTCACACCATCTTGATTAAGAGTAAAAATGTCAACAGTACCAACATAACTGTCATAAAAATTCATGTTAAATGATGGTCTTGGATCGCCAAATCCACTGATAGGATTGCCAGACCCATACATTTCATAGTGCCACTCACTAAAAATATCTTTGACCTTGAACTTTTCATCTGCAAGAAATGAACAGGTAATATCTTCAAATGACCACCCATCGACAATCTGTGTCTGTGGCCCATACCTCTCATAATTTGGTGTTGTGTTCATGGTTCTTCCGGGCAAGGAAACTGTGTCGCATCTTAAAGCAAGGCCTTCCATCTCTGCGCCAGTCGTTCCAAAAGGAAAATTGACATGAACCACAAACTTATTGGTGTGGGCAACACCACCATAAGTTCCACCGCCATTAATGCTGGATATTAGTCTCTGCATTGTTCCACTAGCCATCAGACCATGCTCCTAGAGTCGCTCCAGACCGCATCTGCTGATGATTTCTTGAATCTTTGTACAGGAAGTAGTGCGGCAATTGTAAATTCATCAGCATCTATTCTACGGAAATCAGATTTAGTTTGTCCGTATAGGTATTTATGTATGGTAGGACGAATTAAAGCAATATTTTTTAGTCCTGTGTAACTAACATTTAGTCGAGTAGTTTTATCATATTCTGCATTATTGCTGTATGCAACTAGTCTATCTAACAACCTAATTCTCAAAGGTATAGGTAGATAATGTAGGTTAAGTCCAAGAAATCCATCTGAGTATGCTTCTATTGGTAGAACAAGAGGAAATGTGTCATAGTATGGCAGCTTTTCCTTGAATTTTGGATCATAGAAGAACATGTTGAGTCTACCAATGAAAGGCGCCTTTCTCCGTTTACCGTCACGAATTAGGTCAAGTGCTTTAGGTGTGCCAAATTCTTTTATTTTTTCTCTATACCAGTTTATGGATAGGTCACGCCCGCCCGCTGCAGCCTTTACTGATTGTATGAAGTTGCTCTCTGCCATAGTATTATTTATATCGAATGTTCAAATGATCCTCATTGAAAATCTTAAATTCCATGTCATTATTTTCACACCATTCTGTTGCATACTTCCATTTTGCTTCGTTTATACCCCAAGTCTTTACCTCATTCAGCCATTTCTTTGTCTTGCGTTTGGGCTTCTTCTCTGGTGGTGAGCATTGTTTCTTGGGTTTTATCTCTATGATGAATTTTTTGGAACTGCCGTTATGTTGTTTAACTTTTATATAGAAATCTGGAAAATATCGGTGCATACGACCATCCCAAGGTGATAAATAGGGTATGATGATCTCTTCACTGCCCCACTCAAGTATCAACTCATTCGTATCGCAATATGCCATGAACTTGCGTTCCCATAGAGAACGATATACAATTCTGTGAGGATCACCCTTGTATTTTTTAGGGTTGGTTGGAGTATATAGACCTTTGTAAGACATAAATATAGTATTATATAGGAAGAATAAAAATGTCAGACCTCACCAACAGTAAAAGTTTTAAAAAGCTTAGTCCAGAACGACAAAAAATGTTGACGATGCAGCGTCAAAATTCAAGTGCTTTCAAAACAAAACAAACTTTGGATAAAGTCAAAGATGTATACGGAAAAAGAGAAGATCAAATTATAGCAGCAAAAAAGAAAAGCACCACTGTAGTTGATAACAAGAATAAAACACAGAGAGCAAATCCAAAAAGTGGGTCTGGTAGAGCCCCTGTGAAGGGTGCAAACGTACACTATTTTCCATCCGATGTAGGTACATTTTCACAGGGACATTACATTATATTTTCGGTAAAAAAACAAGTTGCAGCAAATGTAACTGGTAGAAAAGCAAGAGGCAAAGCCGGAGCATCATTGAGAACTGCCTTTCAAGGGGCACTTCAAATTTCTGATATGATTTGTATGTACATGCCCCCTCAAGTGACATTATCTGATAACTTAAAATATGCAGATCAAGAAATCGGTGGAGCGGCATTAGCGGCAACTGGCGGTGTACAACGAGTAGTAAATGCAGCTCAGATGGATGGAGCCATGAAAAAAGCTTTGGGGATGGGAAAAGGTGTGCTTGAGACAGGTGAAGACTTCTTCAAAGGATTGCTAATCGATGGTGTCAGAGGTATGGCAAATATACTTGGTGGTGGTGCAACTGCTTTACAAATTAGCCAAGGAATTGTTGCGACCCCTCACCTTGAATTAATGTTTGAAGGCGTTACCCGAAGAGAATTTACTTACACTTTCACAATGACACCAAGAAATGAAACAGAAGCAGATAAAATTAGAGACATAGTTAAAATCTTCAGAACAGCAATGTATCCAGATTATGCTTTTAGTAGCCGTGCAGCTAGTACATCTGGAATAACCAACGCAACTGCCACTCGTTACATGAAATTTCCTGATGTTTTTGAAATACAATATTATTTTAGGGGAACAGGTGAAAATAATTTTTTACCGCAACCAAAAACTTGCAGTCTTACCAAATGCGATGTAACCTACGGTGGTGGAGAATCTTATGTCTCTGTCGGTGGGAATGGTTCTCCACAGAAAACAACAATTGCACTGAGTTTTAGTGAAATAGATATCATGACAAAATCACAAGTAAAGGCAGGGCACTAATAATGTTTAACATAGGTTGGCCAACCATAGAATACGATTCCGTAGGACAGGGAAATACTAAGACGGTTACTGATCTTCTCAGAAGAGTGGCAATGAGAGCAAAGGTAAAGGCTAATACTCTTTTGTATGATTATCATGATATTGTCGAAGGAGACACACCAGAGAGTGTGGCATTTGAGTTTTATGATGAACCAAAACTCTCTTGGGTGATACTCATGGTAAACGACATAACAGATAGATTTCATCAATGGCCTATGCCCTACCATGAATTTATTACACATGTAAATGACAAGTACTCCAATATAAATGCAACACATCACTACTACATAACGCAGTCATCAGGCGACACTGATGTAAGAATTAATATTGGTGCAGACAACACAGATCACTCTGGAGCAACTGCTGTTACCAATTTGGAATATGAAGAAGATTTGCAGAACCAGATGAGAAGGATTCGTATACTGCAACCAACATATGTAAATCAATTCACAGAAGAATTTAAAGAATTATTAAATGAGGAACTTTGATGGCAGGAGTTATAGACCCCGGCGAGTTTAAAGTCGAAGGTGCGAAAATACATCTCTCTAACGGCGAAACGGTAAATTTAACAGACCCAAATACTGGAATCTTGTCTTTAATATTAAAGGAAGATATTGAAGAAGCTGCCATCATGGGTGAATTGGTTTTTTTCGATCCTAAAAATGTTGCCAACCGAGGCCCTATCACTGGCGGTGAGGTGATAGATATAAAAATAGCAACATCTTCTGAGTTTAGTGATGAAGCTTCTATTATAGACTTTTCCAGAAATAATCTCATAGTGACAGGACTAGGTGCTTACACAGCAGATGCTCATCCAACAGGAGCAGTAACTTCTGTGACTTTTTCTACACAAGAGATTATTGAAAACTATAGAACTAGGGTATCACAATCGTTTGAGGGAACATATACTGACATAGTAGAGGAGATCATGGAAAAGGTTATAAAGAGTGGAAAAAATCTTTATATCGAACCCTCTACAAATAAAAAGAAAATAATAGCACCAAACGTGCCTCCCTTTGAAGTCATAAAAATGGCGATGGAAGAGGCAATGAATGATCAACGAGAACCTACTTACTATTTCTATGAAACAACTATGGGTTATCATTTTCGTACATTGATGGATATGTATGATAAAGAAGACAAAGTTGTTCTTAAATATCATGATGATTTTTTAGGTCTGGCCTCCCCTGCTACTAAAACTATTACCGATAATTGGATACATGCCATAACACAAATACTATCATTTCAAGTGTTATCAAGATCAAATTTATTAACTAATCTAGATTATGGAGTATATGCGTCAAAATTGATAGAACATGATATTTATAATAAGACGTACCAAGAATATGAATATGACTACTTTGATGGTGATATAGAAATACACATTGCTCCTAATGAATTTATATACAGCAAAAAACCTGTAGTGAATGGAAAGACCCTAGCAGAAGATAAAATGCAGACATATCTTGTTCCAACTGCACTAAAAAATATTGAGGCACAGACTGATGCACATCACAGTTCATCATTTGGCACAGGCTCTGGTAATTTTCCTGAGTATGGTTTTTCTGCAAAAAATGGTAAAAATTGGGTACAAAGAAGAAATAGCATGAGAAGGCAAATAGCAGATATAGATGGTGCTACCACCTTGAGTTTAACTGTTCATGGTAATTCTCTACTTAATGCCGGAGATGTTATTAATCTTAATATATCAGAAAAACAACCAGCAATTGCAAACGACCCAACCCCTGATCCAGTTTTGAGTGGTGCATTTCTTGTAAGAAGTATCGAACATCAATTTACTGTAAGTGACAGTTTATCTCACATGATGAAATTGACTGTAATAAAAGACTCAATGCCAAATGATTACAGAAAACAATTTGACTCTGGTAAATCACCAAGTAAAGGTAGTTTTAGAAAGATTGAAAGCTACTACGAATCATTTTAGAAAGGAGGTTTGACTATTAACTCAACAAATATACCTAACAAACATAAATTGCGAAAGGAACAAAAAATGGCCAGAACCAAGAATCGTATCAAGAAAATGACATTCCAAACACAAGACCGTAAATATGAACCACTTTCAGATAATGATAAATACATTATAAAGATGGCAGGGTATCAAAAAGAGTTAATAGGAAAACAAAATGAAGAACTTCAACGATCTACAGGAAGGGTTGCAAGACCCCAATATATTTAAAGCGTTCTTCCTCGCCGGTGGACCGGGCAGCGGTAAGTCATACGTTGTCAGGAAGACCACCGGCGGTACAGGATTGCGTGTGGTCAACTCTGACGATGCTTTTGAGTACATGCTCAAGAAGGCAGGTCTGTCTCTCAAGATGCCTGACGAGGAACAGGTGCCTAGAGATGCAGTTCGTGACCGTGCCAAGAGAGTCACTGCAAAACGTCAAGAGGGTTACATTGATGGTCGTATCGGACTCATCATTGATGGCACTGGCAGAGACTATGAGAAGATCGCAAAACAGGCTACAGAGTTAAAACAACTTGGGTATGATGTTCACATGATATTCGTGAACACATCCCTTGATGTGGCTCTTCAACGTAACGCAGAACGTCCTCGTTCTGTGCAAGAACCCATTGTAGTAAAATCATGGAAAGACGTTCAGTCCAATATCGGTAAGTTCAGTCAGTATTTCAGAGCAAACTTCGTAGTGGTCGATAACAACGATGCGGATGAGGATGTATTCGTTAAGGTCTTCAAACAAGTCAAGGGACTACTTAAAAAGAGGGTCAAAAACCCTCAAGCACAACAATGGATCATGCAACAGATGAAGGCTCGAGGTATCACAAAAAAACCCAAGGGATTCTAAATTAGCTATTGACAAACCCCTTTTCGTGTGGTAATATAAGTTATACACTGAGAAAAGGAAGACGTTATGATGAATTGCAACTGGATATTTCGTGACCTGATGACCAAGAAGCGGGTCATGAGAGAAGCAGGGATTGATGTTACCCCCTTTGACAACGAAAAGA